GGATAATAACTTCCAGCTTTGATGCACGTTATAATAATGATGCTTCTACGTGTAAGCTACGGCTTACTTTGCTCCTTTGCAGAGACCTCTCTGCCATACATTCCGTTAATAACTATCGGGATGGTGCCCTATGTAGTTGGGACAGGAGCTTTCCATGCCACCCGGAACCTCGTTTACTGGGTGCTTGGTTCATTGTACCTTTTTCCAGAACGTGTTCTGGAATCTCTTTATCGGGTACATACTACTTATGTCGACGTCTTTGATCAGATTTACCGCTCTTATTGGTACTGGTCAACATTCGATTATCAGGCTTATTTCACTTCCATATTGCTGTGCCCTGCTCCGCGTACATTTTTGTACTTTTGGACTTTCCCCCAATCGCGCTACTGCGAACTGCAGAACTACTTCATGGAGGTACCACCTGTCGTATCTGACTTTGATTGGTTCCTCCTTGTCGGCTTAGCTGCGTTGGTCCTAATTTACTCGGGATTGAGCGCGCAGTGTGCACTACAAGGGTTTGTGATGAGACTGATAACCCCACATGCTGAAGAGCCAGCACTGAGTTCGGAGGTCTGTCGGGCAGCGTTTAATGAGCAAGAAATCACTAAGCGCAAACCCGTCGCAGGTCACTCGCATGGCGAGGCCGCCGCTGACCGATCCACCGCCACCGATTTTATAGTTCGATTGGCTTCAATGATTGGGTTGAGCCCTTATATGGTCCAGTGTTCTAAATCTGACCAGCGTAAAGGCTTGAACGGCTGCCGCTACGCGTTTTGGGCTAAGGATCTTTCCGTACGCCCAAGCGATTTTGCCCCGCCTGAACATTCTATGCTCTCCATGGTTGATGTCGACCAATATTTTGATATGCCAGCGTTCTTATGCGATCAGTTTGGCACACCCATCGTTCTGTACACTTTCCAACCGCATGTTACAGCACGTACTTCTAACAATTACAGTTTCACCTTTGACAAGGACAACCAAGTACATTACCGTGTTACTGGGGGCGGTCTTTATGTTCATCAGGTGTGGAATTACAGTCATGATTCAATTAAGGTGTATAAAACCTTTCTGGGTGTCCCATATTCCACTGCGATGTATTTAATTGACCGCCGCCCCACGAGCCCAGATCACGAGTTGATTTTCTTAGTTCCACTCAAGAAGTGGTTCGGCTTATTAGCCCCCATTGCTGCTTGGTTTGTCCAGGGACCTAGGCTCACTAGGTTCAATTTGGTCAATGGTGAATTTTTGCGCCTCAGAATCTCTACACAGCAAGGACTTAAAGTTTCTACTGCACGTGTGGGGGGCCATGCTGAGGCTACTGTTCCTGTTGAGGTTGATGACTCTATTGAGATCACAGCCCGCAATTCGAAGTACGATTTGACCGGTCCCCAGACCCTTTCCTGGGTTGAGGGTGACCGTGTTGCTTCTGCCGTGTTGTTGGATTATCATCGATCCAAAGTCGGCTCTAAGCCCGACGTCGTGTGCCCCGTTGACGATTCTATTCGTCGCTATCAATTTAATCCTAGTACGTATGATCCCGCGAATAAGTCTCTCATGGTCCCATTCATGCAGCCGCTCTTACATGACTGCTTTGTACCTGATCGAGGCCTTGCCGCCGAGCACTGCGCCGTAACTGAGCGCATAAAGAAGGTGGCTCCTGAGATAATCCAGATCACCCCTTTCCTGGACAAAACAATGGATGAGTTCCTGACGTTCCTTATTCCTAACCCGCATCAGCTTGACCCTACGGATGATGATGAGGTTAAGGAAC